GTTGAATATAACCTCACAGGAACTTCTGTTACTGATGGAAGAATACTAGCAAGTGGATTTTTTAATGCTTCAAATCAAGGAGTAACTCAAGTTGATATTTTAAAAGAAGCACTCTTCAAATTCCAGTTAGAACGAAATGGATTGACTGGAGTTCCTTATGAACTAACACTCGTCATTACTTCAGATGGTGCTGATGATACTGTTGTGGCATCCGTAGATTGGGAGGAAATTAGCCGATGAAAAAGAGAGTTCCTTCCGAAAAAGAAATCGCCAAGAAGCACGGTGTCTCTGTTGATGCCATCATCAAACAGGCAGAGATTGGTTCAATTGTAGAGCGTGAGCACGTTATGTGCTAAATAATTATTTACCGTTTTTGGTGAGTATTATGAATACCAAAACCTGCCCTAAGTGTGGGGCTCAATGGATAGGTGGACAGCACTATTGGAGTGGCACAAACAAGAAGGGTGACGATACCGAACTAGCATCTCTTGTGTGCGACAAGTTTGGAGACGACACTTGCATCAATCCATGTAAAGGAACAACCGATGGTAAAGGTTGGGAAGAAAGAATGAATATCCTAGATAACTATAATAAGGAACTGAATAATTATAATGAGCGGTCATAAAGAATTATATCTTGGTAATCCCAACCTTAAAAAAGTTGGCGTTGAAATTGAGTTTACCAAAGAGCAAGTTAAAGAATATTTAAAATGTAAGCAGGATCCAGTATATTTCGCAAAGACATATATGAAGATCATTTCTCTTGACGAGGGTATCGTTCCATTCGAGATGTGGGACTTTCAGGAGAAGCTTGTTCGAGACTTTCACGAAAATAGATTTAACATCGCAAAGTTACCTAGACAAACTGGTAAGTCAACTACAGTAGTTTCGTATCTATTATACTACGCAATTTTTAATGATAATGTTAATATAGGTATCCTAGCAAACAAAGCATCTACTGCTAGAGATCTACTTAGTCGTCTACAACTTGGTTATGAAAATTTACCAAAGTGGATGCAACAAGGTGTTGCGGTTTGGAACAAAGGAAGTTTGGAATTAGAAAATGGATCAAAAATACTTGCCGCTTCTACATCTGCTTCTGCTGTCCGAGGAATGTCGTTTAACATTCTCTTTTTGGATGAGTTTGCTTTCGTCCCAAACCACATTGCGGAGGAGTTCTTCGCATCTGTATATCCTACAATTACTTCTGGTAAATCAACAAAGGTTATTATCATCTCTACTCCTTATGGTATGAACCACTTCTATAAGATGTGGATAAATGCTACCAGTGGAAAGAATGGATACGTTTTTAATGAGGTTCACTGGTCTCAAGTTCCGGGAAGAGACTCAGAGTGGAAAGCACAAACAATTGCGAATACATCCGAACGCCAGTTTACTCAAGAATTTGAATGTAACTTCTTGGGATCTGTTGATACTTTAATATCAGCATCAAAACTACAGGCATTGGCATTTATTGATCCGATCAAATCTAATGCTGGATTAGATGTCTACGAGAAGGCAATAAAAGATCACGACTATATTATCACAGTTGACGTTGCTAGAGGAGTGGGCGGAGATTACTCAGCATTTATTGTTTATGATATCACTACAATGCCATATCGCATTGTTGCTAAGTATAGAAATAATACAATCAAACCGATATTATTTCCAAGTGTTATTTTTCAGGTGGCAAAAGAATATCATATGCCTTACATATTATGCGAGGTAAATGATATTGGTGATAGTATTGCTGCCACTTTGAACTATGACTTAGAATATCCTAATGTATTAATGTGCGCGATGCGTGGTCGTGCCGGGCAAATAGTCGGACAGGGATTTTCCGGAACGAAGACTCAACTTGGAGTCAAGATGAGCGTTACAGTTAAAAAAATTGGATGCTCAAATCTCAAAGCAATTATTGAAGAAGACAAGTTAATATTCAATGACTATGACATTCTTTCTGAATTAACTACATTTATTCAAAAGAAACAATCATTCGAAGCAGACGAAGGATATCACGATGATCTTGTGATGTGTATGGTCTTGTTTGCGTGGTTAGTCATGCAAGAGTATTTTAAAGAAATGACTGATCAGGATGTTCGTAGGAGGATCTACGAAGATCAAAAAGATCAGATAGAACAAGACATGGCACCATTTGGATTTATTGATGATGGTCTGGGAGATGACACTTTTGTGGGAGATGATTCGGTTTGGTATGGAAAATCTCAAGAGGAAGTTAGCTATATGTGGAACTATTGATTTTAATAAATAATTCTAGATTAAATTTGGATGTCACGGAGAGAAACACATGGCTAGTCAAGTCTCGCCTGGAGTAGTAATCAGGGAGCGCGATCTTACAAATACTACAATTGTAAACGCGCAAGCTCTTAGAGCAGCAATTGCTGCCGCTTTCCAAAAAGGCCCCGTAGAAACCCCAACAACTATTAATTCACAAAAGGAATTTGTAGATGTTTTTGGCGGACCTGTTGATGCAAACGCTGAAGATTGGTTTGTAGCTTCAGAATTTCTCAACTATGGCGGCCGCCTAGTGGTCTCCAGATCTGTTGGTGATAACGCTGAAGTCGCATCATCCGCAGGAGATGAAGTATCCGCAGCAAATCCTGGTTCATGGGGAAATAATTTTGCAGTAGTTGCTGTTGATAGAGGATTCGATCAGATCATTACTTTGGCATCTGCTCCAGCAGTTGTTACTGATGGCACAATGCTCAACTTTATTGGTGGCAAAACAGCAAAACTTTATGGTTGGAATGGAACCACAAGGACTGGAAATATTCTTAACGTTACTGGTGGAGCAGTTACTACATCAAATGTGATTGATATTCCAGATACTGGGGTTGCTGCTACAGGAACAATTACTGCTGGAGCTCCAGCAGACGCACAAAGAGTTGCAGGAACTTACACATACGTTGATCCAGTAAAAGGAGCATCAGTTGTATTAGTAATCGCTGCAGATCCAGATGGAGTGGGTCCACTGGATGGGGGGGCAGCAACACTAACTTCAGTTACTGGAGGTGCCGGTTATACTATTGGAAACACAATCGTAGTTCCTGGTGCATTTCTTGGTGGAGCAACTCCAGCAGAAAACGTAACAGTAACTATTGCATCTGTCATTAACGATACTATCGCAGTTTCTACTGTCGATGATTGGTATAGAAATGCTTCAGTTCCTGTTGGCACCTTCTCCGTCAAACTTACTCAAATTGGACCTCGCCCAGGAACTTCACAGCAAGGTGTTGATCTTGGATTTAGTAAAGACGAATTTCACATTGGCGTAGTTGAAATTTCTACCGGAAGAGTAGTAGAAACATATCAGTATCTCTCGAAATTGCAAAATGGAAAATCTTCGGAAGGATTAAATACATATTATCGTTCAACAGTAAATCAAAGATCGGTATTAATTCAATTAGCAGTAAATCCATTCAATATTCAAATTGGTTCCGGAACTGATTGGACTGATGGAACAAATGATAATGTGGAATCGGTGGCAGCTGGAGCTTTAGGAATTATCGGATTCGAAAAATTTGTTCTGGTTGGTGGTGATGATGATAATTATGCTTCAAGAAATGATGCCTTGGAAATTTTCAGATCATATGACGTAACTGATTTAGACTTCATTCTTATGGGCGGATCAGGAACAAATCAATCGGATACCTTAGCAAAGGGATCTACGGCATTGAGTATTGCTTCAGAAAGAAAGGATTGCGTTGCTTTCATTTCTTCTCACAAATCTAATCAATTGACTACTGGTGATCTTCCCCTGGGATCGCTAGAGTGCAAAAATAATATCTTAAATTTCTTTGCCGGTTTCCCTTCCACATCATACGCAGTATTTGATAGTGGATACAAATACCTCTATGATAGATTCAATGATGTATATCGTTGGATTCCTTGCAATGGTGACGTTGCTGGATTGTGTGTTGCTACATCTGCACAACTTGCTGATTGGTATTCACCAGCAGGTTTAAATAGAGGTTCATTGAGAAATGCTGTAAAACTTGCATACAATCCATCCCAATCTGATAGAGATGAATTGTATTCAGAGAGAATTAATCCCGTTATTTCTCTTCGTGGTAGTGGAATCACCCTTTTCGGTGATAAGACTGCGCTATCATCGCCTTCAGCGTTTGATAGAATCAACGTTCGTCGTCTCTTCCTTAACATCGAAAGACGAGTTGATAATCTTGCACAGGGAGTTCTTTTTGAACAGAACGATACCATCACAAGATCCGGTTTTTCTAATGCTGTAAATTCCTATCTTGCTGAAATTAGAGCAGATAGAGGTCTTACAGACTTCCTTGTTGTTTGTGACGAATCAAATAACACCCCATCTGTTATTGATCGTAACGAGTTTGTTGCTGATATTTATTTACAACCAACACGTTCAATTAATTTTATTACTATCACACTTACTGCTACAAGAACTGGAATTAATTTCCAGGAAGTAGTTGGTGGTTAATTTATAAACAACAACGACAAGAGGTAAAAACAAATGGCATCAATTAGTAGCTTTATTGGAAAAATTGGACAGGGCGTTAAGCCCAATATGTTCAGTGTGGAAATCCCATTCCCAGCAGGAGTGGGTCCTGGTTCTACGCTTAACGAGCAAGTGAACCTTCTCTGTAAGTCAGCAGCATTACCAGGATCAAGTCTTGGTGTTATTGAGGTTCCTTTTAGAGGAAGAACAATCAAAATTGCTGGAGACAGAACATTCGATACATGGTCCGCAACATTCTTCAATGACAAGGACATGAACACCAGAGGATGGTTTGAGATGTGGTTGAATGGTATCAACAACCACAATCTTAATGGAGCCGATCTACCAAACCTAGGTGGAACTGAGGGAAGATATTCTGTTGACGTTAAGGTAAATCAATTAGAAAGAGCCGCAGAAGTGGCAGAGACTAGCGCAAATACTAACGCAAATATCATTAGGGCTTATACCTTAAAATATGCTTTCCCAACTAGTGTTTCTCAAATTGATCTTGCTTACGATAGCAATGACCAGATTGAAGAATTTACAGTTGAGTTCCAATATTCTTACTGGAACGCAACATCTGGAAGAGGATCTGGTGGAAGTATTCCTGATACAGGTGCTCAGATAACTACTGCTAGTAACGGTTGATAACTGAGTCTATAAATAGGTCATAGCACAATTATAGACCTTATGTTATGAGTAAATTATTTGGATTTCTCATCAATAAAGGGGCGGGTCAGGCAGGTCAATCTCCTGTTCCGCCCACTTCTGTTGAGGATGTAACCACAGTTGCTGGTGGATACTTTGGCACTTACGTTGATGTTGAGGGTGGAAACGCAAGAAATGAATTTGAACTCATTAAGCGTTATCGCGGAATGGCACTTCACCCAGAGATTGACTCTGCGGTAGATGAGATTGTCAATGAATTTCTCGTTACTGATGCTAATGATTCTCCAGTAGAGATTGAACTTTCTAACTTAGATATAGGTGCTGGACTCAAGAAAAAAATCAGAGATGAATTTGAATATATTTTAAAGCTTTTAGATTTTGATTTAAATGCTCATAATATTATTCGTCAATGGTATATTGATGGTCGTTTATATTATCACAAAGTAATTGATTTAGCAAATCCAAATAAGGGTATCACCGAACTGAGACAAATTGATCCCTTAAAAATTAAAAAAGTTAGACAAAAGATTGGCAAAGATCAAGCAGAAGAACATATCCTCAAGGGAACCGGATTGGAATTCGATTGGGGTGAGTATATGGATTATTATGTTTACAATCCAAGAGGGTTTGGTGGTAATCTCCCAGCAGTTAGTGGGATATCAGATTACGGAATTACTCAGGGTGTAAGAATTGCTGCAGATTCAATTACATATTGTGGTTCTGGTTTGCAGGATAT